ATTATGGCCGGGCAGTTTCAGCGCGAAATGCAGATGTTATTGGACAATGGTGCATCTGAGATTGAAATCAGGATGAATTCCATTGGTGGGCAGGTATTTGAGGGGATGGCAATTTTTCATGCAATTGAAAATGCCAAAGCGAAATGCAAAATTAAGATGGTGAACATTGGCCTTGTTGCCTCTATTGCTGCCGTGATTTTTCAAGCAGGTGATGAAAGGGAAATGGCTGATTATTCACTCATGATGATTCATGGTGTGCAGGGTGCAGAGGGTGAATTGGAACAAAAGGCAACAGAATCATTGGTGACAATGTTGTGCAGAAGTGGAAAGAGAACAAGGGAACAAGTGACTGCATTGATGGGTGATGATAATTGGATGACTGCATCTGAATGTTTGGAGGCCGGATTCTGCACAAGCATTACCGGAGGCATGAAAGAGATTAAGGCAGCATTGACCAATTCATACAATGATTATCCAAAGGCAGCATCAGACAATGCAAAAAGAGCATTGAAGTATGCAGAGGAAAATGGATGGGGAGATTGCGGCACAAATGTCGGAAAAATCAGAGCAAATCAGTTGGCGAACAAAGAGCCAATCAGCCGCGACACAATCGCGAGAATGGCAGCATTTGAGCGACACAGACAGAATTCCACAACACCATACGGAGAGGGGTGTGGAAAACTTATGTGGGATGCATGGGGCGGAGACGAGGGCATTGCATGGGCGCAGAAGAAATTGAAACAAATTGATGGTGAGATGGCCACCTCAGTTTTCAAAAAAATTACTGCCATCACGAATCAAATGAAAAACCAAATCAGCAATATGAACAAGCAGATTACAAATGCTCTCGGATTGCAGGAGGGTGCAGCGGAGGATATCATCGCTCAGGCCATCAATAGCCTGAAAGAAAAATCATCCAAAGCATCTGAAAGCCTGAAAGCAAAGGATGCAGAAATCAGCACCCTAAACAACAAGGTTAATGACCTTACCAATTCTTTGAATGCCGTTTCTCAGGAACGCGATTCTTTCAAAGAAAAAGTTGAATCAGCACAAGCGGAAGTATTGGCAACCAAAGTGGCCGAAGTTCTTACCAATGCCGTTAATGCCGGAAAGATTGCAGACAATGCAGAAAGCCGCACCAAATGGTCAGAAAAATTGGTGAATGATTTTGATGGCACAATGGAATTGCTGAATTCAATTCCGGTGAGCAAAAAAGCACCATCTGCCGTGACCAATTTTGGCCAAAGCACAGATGCAAAAATTCCTGCAAATTATGCCGCGAAAGTGATGGCAAGAATTGCGGAAAAAACCAAAGCGAAAAAGTAATCCATAACAGAGAAAGACAATGGAAGCATTAAACATACAAGATACCACCTATGCCGGAGAAGCCGCATCGGTGATGATTGTTAAGGCCGTAACAGGTGCAGACACCATCAATGGTGGCAACATCTACCTGAAAGATGGCATAAAAAAGAAATTCACCATTCCAAAATTGGACATCGCGAATTTCATTCAGGCAAGGCAGGCAACACCAACATCATCCGGTGATGTGACAGTTGCAGGTGCAGTGATTGAGCCACAGGATTTCATGATGTATCTGGAAATGAATCCACGCGATTTTGAGGAACATTGGTATGCTGTGCAGTTGAATCCAAAACTTTTGGATGCTGAATTGCCACAGACCTTTGAAGCGTATTTCATGATGTACATCTTGGAAAAGTTGGATGAATTTGTTGATGGCCACATTTGGCAAGGTCGCACGGCCTATGCATCAGGCACAACACCTGCATCAGTTGGCGCACCTGCATCAGCATCACAATATCAGTATTTCGATGGCCTCATAAAAAAGGCATTGGATAATGCTAATGTGATTGATGTTTCAACACCAATTGCATTGACATCAGCCAACATCATCAGCAAAATGGAAGCTGGCAGAGCATTACTGCCAAAGGCATTGCTGAGAAAGTTCGGTGCAAACGGAACGAAATTCCTCCTTTCATACGAGGATTATGAAAAGTATGAGCAGGCATTGATTGACCTCACGTACAAAGGGCCAAGTCCTGAGGGTGTTGTGAATGGCCAATACAAAGGCTACAATGTTGAGCGCATTGCCGGAATTCCTGAAAATACTTTCATGGTGACCATCGCAAGACCATCCGTTGAATCAAATCTTTGGTTGGGCATGAATTCAACAGAGGACAACCAATTGGAGTTGAAAAGACTTCAGGCCAATTCTGAATTGTTCTTTGCAAAAGGGCTTTTCAAAATGGATGTTCAAATTGGATGGGGAGAGCAATTAGTTCTTTATACCACACAAACCGCGTAAATTGAATAAGTGCCGGGTGTGATGCCCGGCACATTCATAAATCACAATCTCAAACAAACAAAAAAATGAAAAAACTTTTTTCTCTTTTATTCCTGATTGCCGTTTCTTTTTCAGTATTCGCGCAATCTACCTCACCGCGATTTGGCACAACCAAAGGGCAAGACAACACCGGGAGAGTATTGAACTATAAAGTGGTGACCACCAATGATGCTGCCGGAAATGACACCATCAGCGTGAATTCAAATGCCTTTCAAACAATTGTCAGGCCATCAAGCAACATCACCGATAGTGTGAACATAAAGGCAACATTGACAAATTGTCGCATGGGTGATGAATTGTATGTGATTATCTCAAAAGGAACCGGATCAGGGGCAATCAGATTTCCATCTGCCTCTTTCATCAATGATGCCTCTGCAAATAGGTACACAATCGCTGCAAACAAAACTGCCGTGTTTTATTTCAAGTTTAACGGCAGCAAGTGGCACATGGTGAGCAAAACCATACAACCCTAATTAACCGCGTAAAAAATCCCCATTAAAAAACGCAATCATGGCAAAACAAACATTCAATTCTGAATTGGTTGAGTTTCTTCAATCAGATGCAGGCAGCCACGTCAAAGTGGTGTATTTCAACGAGAGTGGCCAATGGCTATTCAGGTCAAAAGGTGAATTCACAAATGCAGTAAATGCATCGGAAATCACCGGGCAATCCGTTGATGAAATTACTGAGGAATCTGAGGCAGAAACCAAACCGAAAAGAGGCAAAAAATGAGCGATTTCGCAATTCAGCATGCAGAGGCATTGGCATTGAAAAAAGGCATATTGAAATCAAAATTTGATTCAGTATGTTGTTTTTCGGATGGCACAATCTTTTGCAATACAACGCATGAAATTGTGGATGATTATGCCTCAAATCAGAATGTGACTGCCGTATGGATTAAAGAGCCAACGGCAAAAAAAACCACAAAAAAATAAAAGGCAATGTCATTACCATTACCACAGATAACATTTGAAGTTCAGCAAGGTGGATTAGGCCGCAGGCCTGCCAATGATGACTACATTAGTGGATTCATCGCCTATGTTGCCAATGCAAATTTGCCACACGGATTTGCGACAAATGACCGAATCAAAAGGGTGTTTTCCTTACAGGAAGCCGATGCATTGGGCATAAGACAAGTGAATGCAGATGAAACAAGAGCAACAGGATTGCTAACTATTACGGCAATTGGCACAAATGGTGACACCATCACAATTTTTGCACCGGGATTGAATGGCAATGTCAATTTGGGCACATACACCAAAACTGCATCAGAAACCACCGTCACGTTAGTGGCCGCAGCCATTGTTGCAATTGTTAATGCAGGCACATACATTCACCAATGGTCGGCAACAAATGCCGCAGGTGCAATAACTTTTACTGCACCTTTTGGATTAGGCGTTTACCCCAATGGCCTTTCAATGTCATCCACGATAGTGGGAACAATCACCGCAACAACAACAGCATTCAGCGGAGGTGTTGCGAGCAGGTTGAATGTTCTGTATTATCACATCAGCGAGTATTTCCGATTGCGCCCTAATGGTCAATTGTACATTGGTTTATATGCAGCATACGGAACGAATTTTGAAGAGGTCACATTAGTGCAAACCTTTGCCAATGGTGCAATCAGGCAGATGGCCATCATGAATGATTTTTCAACGGCCTATGCAACAAGTCAGGTGACTAAGATTCAGGCAAGGTGTGATGAAGTTTTCGGCCAATACAGACCAATGGTTGCATTGTTTGCACCGGAGATTTCCGGCACGGCATCTGTATCATCTTTGCCGAATAATTCCACATTAGATTCAGAAATGGTGTCAGTTGTGATTTCGCAGGATAGAGGCGCAAGAGGTCATGAGTTGTGGAGAGTTACACAAAAATCAATCTCCGATTTAGGCGCAAAATTGGGTGTATTGAGTCAATCTTCTGTGAGCCAATCATGGGCATGGGTTGGTCAGTTCAACATGAGCAATGGCACAGAATTGGACACGATTGGTTTTTCAAATGGTGAAGCCTACACAAGCATTTCCGCAGGTGAATTGGAATCATTGAATGCCTATGCATATTGTTTCCTCCGCAAGTTGGAGGGCATCACCGGAACATACAACAATCAACCAAACACGGCAACATTGCTCACATCTGATTTTAGATTTTTGTATCTGAATCGTGTATTGCAAAAGGCAATCAGGTTGGTTAGGGCAAATACATTGCCTGCCGTATCATCACCCATTGTGTTGAAAGCAGATGGAACACTACCTGATTGGCAAGTGGAAAATCTGCAAACATTAGGAGACACGGCATTAGGTCAAATGATTTCCGATGGTGAATTGTCTGCCGGGCAGACCATCGTGAATCCATCACAGAATGTTTTGGCCACAAATACAATCAGCGAGGCAATCGAATTATTGCCAATTGGTGTTGCTGATTATATCAACATTGAAATTGGCTACGTATCACAATTAACACAGGCATAAGATGGCACAAGGAGTATTGGTAAATGGTGTGAGTTACGATTGGGGAAGCATTCAATTAGTTTTGTTTGGCTTTCCAATTGTTGGCATCACGGCCATTTCGTACATGAAAAAACAAGAAAAGGAAAATCTGTATGGGGCAGGGTATAAGCCAACATCACGCGGATATGGCAAAGTGGAATATGAGGGCAGCATTACTCTGTACACAGAGGAATGGAAAAGAATCATTGCCGCAGCACCTAATCGCGAGCCATTGGAGATTGCACCTTTCCCCATCACGGTTGTGTTGGGTACATCCGGCAGGAACACACCTACCACAGACAGATTGATTGCATGTGAATTTCTCGAAAATCCATTGGATTCCGCGCAGGGAGACACAAGCATTCAGGTTGAAATCCCCATCATTATCGGAGAGATTTTGAGATAAATTGTCAATGGGGAGACAATTGGGCGAAAGCCTACACGATGGCCGGATTTCCGGCCATTTGTGTTTTATGAAAAAACTTTTTTATATTTGTTTCCATGACAACATTATCCAAAATCAAAGCAGCGATGAAACCCGGCCAAGTTGGGTGGACATACGCATCCGACAAATCACCAATGGTGTTGATTTGCGAGACATCAAATAAGCAGGTGAGAAAATTCACCACGATTACCGATTACGCAGCACCTGCATCAGCACGAAAAGGCGCAAAGAGAGCAGCAGAGCGATTGAGGTACAAATACATGGGTTGTCTGCATTGTTGAGTTTGCAGATTGCTCA